AGCTCCTTCTGCTGGGCGCTCTCGTTGACCGTCTCGGCCGTCGTGCGCCGGATGCGGACGTCATACTGGCCCTGAGAGGCGACCGGGATGTGGATCGAGCGCCGGAGCGCCGTCTTCTGATTGGACCGGATCTCCAGGGTCGGGGCCGAGATCCAGGCGACATCGCCGACCTTGCGCCACTCATACTGGATGAAGACCGAGAGAGACTCCTTCTCGCCGAAGCGCGGCTCGATCCGGAACAGGCCCTCGGTGAAGGTCAGGTCGAGGCGCAGCGCGTCGGCGACGCCGAGCGTGCGGTGGTCGGTCCAGTCGGTCGAGAGCTTGACCTGGCGGTTGACCGGCACCACGGTCTGCTCGAACCAGGCCATCCGGGGCTGCGCGGCGTCGCCCCGGCGCCAGTCGATCTGGACGCCCTCGAAGTTCGCCAGCGGCTGGTCGTTGACCAGCGTGTCGGCCAGGATGATGTCCTCGATCGGCCCTTCCGAGATGCCGACCATCATGTGGAGATACTGGTCGTTGCCCTCGTTGATCACCGACGAGTTCTCGATGTTGCCGGCGACCCGGAACTCGCCGTAGACCACCGGCACCGGGATGTCTTCCGTCGAGGTGTTCTTCGGCCCGTCGATGCCGTAGGTCGGGCTGTCCTCGCCGTCGTTCTTGCCCGACGCCGTGGCCTTGGGCGGCGGCAGCAGGGTGCTGACCAGCATCGAGCCGGCGATGCCGACCGAGGCGGTGATGATCGCCGAGCCGACGGCGGGGGTCATGCCGACCGCGGTGCCGAACGCCGATCCCGCCAGGGCGGTGCCATACCACTGGCCGGCCAGGGTGGCGACCACCATCACCGCGATCATGGCGACGACGCGCAGGATCTGCTTGCCGCCCCGGCCCTCGGGCACCGGCACCAGGCTCAGCCAGTCGTCCGGCTCGAGCACGGTGGTTTCCCACTCGGCCCGCTCGACCAGCCGGCCGTTGACCGCGAGCGCCCAGCGGGTGGTCTCGGGCAGCCCCGCCATGTAGGCCGAGAGCGGCTTGTTGTAGCCCCATTCCAGCTTGGTGATCGTCCGGTCGCTTAGATCGAAGCTGTTGTAGACGATGACGAGGTTGACGTCCCTCACGGGTTCGGCGAGCGCGTAGAGGGCGTAGGTCTTGTCGGTCATCTTGGGGATCGCCTCGGGTGTGATCAATCAGAATTGATTTATAATATCGGGCCGCGAAAGTCCAGCCCGAGGTAACTCTTACGAGTTAAAACGGTAGTAGCCGACCACCCGCCGCTGCCAGTCGCCGAGGCGCTCGATGCAGACGCCGCCCGAATCCTGCCAGACGTGAATGAACCGCCGGGGGTCGATCACGTAGCCGACGTGGGAGCCGGCGCCGTGGATTCGCATGTAGACGACGCAGCCCCGCTCGGGACCGTCGAGCCGGGTCCAGCGCGGCAGGCTGTTCTGCATCAGCAGCGCCGTCTCGGCCTGGGTGGTCGGACGGCTCTCGCCGAAGTCGGGCAGTGTGACGCCCTGCTCGGTCCTGAACAGGTGCATCACCAGGCCGTAGCAGTCGAAGGCGTCGGGGCCGCGGCCGTTCCAGGCGAACGGCACCCCGATCAGATCGTCGTAGGCGCTCATGAGCGGTTCTGGATGCCGGGAAAGCCGCCGAACTCGGTGGTGTTGTTGTGGGCGGCGCAGCCGTTGGCCCCTTGCAGGGTGAAGTCGCAGGTGGTCAGACCGCCGGTGTAGCCGCACTCGGCGCTCCTGAACACCCACGGGCAGCGGTCGCGCCGCTGGCGCCGGCGGGGAAAGCGCATGGTCAGCGGGTTCTCGGCGCCCAAAGTGAAGGTCACCGCGTAGTCCTTGGCGCTGGCGCCGATCACCTTCATGGTTTCCTGGATCTCGGGCGCCTGGGACAGATTGCCGGTGTTGACCTCCATCAGCCGCACCGTGAAGCCGACGCCGCCGCCGTAGGCCTGCATGCGGACCTGGATCTCCTGGGAGTAGTCCTGGGCGGTCACCGTGATGTCGGGCGCCGATCCCGCCTCCTGCTTGATCGAGAACTCGAAGTTGGCGGCGGTGTAGACCTGGCCCTGGTAGGTCAACGACTCGTTGTTGGCGACCAGCCGCAGGGTCTCGACCAGGCCCAGCGTGTCCGGGTCGATGATGTCGATCTCCATGCAGGTGACGATCGCGACATCGGAGGCGATGCGGTTGATCTCGATCGCGGTGGCGACCGAGACGTGGCGGTTGGCCATCAGACTTCCTTCAGCTCGATTGTGTCGGTGTCCCAGCGGTGCGAGACGACGCCGCCGGTGTTGACCGCGTGCGAGTATTTAAACTTCGGAGGTTTAACAAACCTTACCACGATGGCGGCGCCGCCGGTCGGCCGGGTCCAGTTGAACATGTTGAAGGTGCCGACCGAGTTGTAGAAGCTCAGCAGGGCCGCCTTGTCGGCGTCCGAGATGTTGGTGAAGCCGGTCGAGAAGCTCAGCCGGCCGCGCCGGGTGTGGCGGGGCCGGGTGATCTCGTAGCCGCCGTCGGTCTCGGCCTTCATGCCGGTGTCCTCGGGCACCTCGTCGTAGAACTTCTGGTCCTGCTGGGTGCTGAGCGTCGGAAAATCGGCCATTTAAGCCACGGCTCCCTTGAGTGAGTTGCGGAACGCGCCGGGCCGGCCGGCCGCCTTGAGGAAGACATCGAGGATCATCTTCTCGCCGTCGAAGCGCGGCTGGCCCTGCTCGGCGTCCACGTCCTGGCCCGACTGGTTGATCACGTTGACCTGAACGTTGCCACCCGTGTTCGAGCCGCGCCCCAGCGCCTTCATCTGTTCGGGCGTGAAGACGCCCTCGTCCTGCTGCAAAATCGTGGGCACTTCGTCGGGCTTCAACCTGGGCGCGCGGCCTGCGTGGAAGCGCTGGGCCATCGCGAAGACCGCCGAGGCCTCCTTGCCGACGATGCCGCCGAGATGGTTGAGCTGGACCCGCGTGACCGGCAGGGTCGGCGCGCTCGGGTATGTGGTGTTGTCGATCGCCGCCGTGCCGCCCATGTAGCCGGTGATGGCGCCGCCGATCCACTTGGCGCCCATGTCGAGCAGGGTCGAGAGCGGCCCGGTGACCCTGGACTGGATCTGGATGCGAACCAGGTCGGCGATGACGCTCTCGGCGAAGTCGCCGAACTTCATCTTGCCGGTCATCACGAAGTCGGTCAGCTGCTTGGTCAGGTCGGTCAGCCAGCCGCCGCTGGCGTCGCGCAACTGCTGGGCGGTGTTCTTCCACTGGCGCGCCAGCCGCTGGGCCGAGGACTCGTTGTCGCGGTCGGCCTTCTCGCGCAGCGCCCGGATGTGGTCCTGAATGTCCTTCTCGGCGTTGATCCGGTCCTCGCCGCTGAGCTGGGCCTGGTCGAGCAGGCGGCGCAGCCGGGCGACCTCGGCGCTGTAGGCGTTCTCGCGCGCCTGGTTCTCGTCATCGACCATCTCGCCGGTCATCTGTCTGGTCTTGCGCCGGATCTCCATCAGCTCCTCGCCGAGATTGGCGAAGCGGGTGTTGCTGATCGTTTCGCCGATCCGCTCGGCCGCCAGACGGTCCTGCTCGCTGCCCGCCATGAGCTTTGTGCGGGCCTGCTCCAGATTGGCGATCAGCGACATCAGGCCCTTGGGGTCCAGCTCGGTGTCGCCATTCTTCAGCGCGGCGCGGACCAGGTTGGCCTTGGCCGCGGCGTCCTGCCACTTGTCGGTGATCGTGGCCCAGGCCTGCTCGTGGGCCTCCTGGATGGCCTTCTGGCGCTTCAGCGCCGCCGTCACCTCGTCGATCCCGGCGGCGAGCGAGCGCATCTGGTTCAGCTCGGCCGGCGTCGCCTTCTTGAACATGCCGTGCTCGATCTGGGCGTTCAGCTTGGCCAGCTCGCCGCCGGCCCCGGCGCTTTCCGCCTTGAGGTCGGCCAGCCGGCCGGCCAGCTGGGCGATCTTGTTGCCCGCCTCGGTCAGCTTCTCGCCCTCGCCGTCGGTGCCGCCGACGTAGACGTTGGCGGCCCGCGCCGCCGCCAGCTCCGAGGTCTTCTGGGTCAGGAACAGGTCCCTCTGCTTCTTGAGCTGGACCAGCAGCTTCTCGCCGGCGGCGATCTGCTTGGCGTCGCCGCTGCCCATCATCGCCAGGGCTTCTTCCATGCCGGCGTCGAGGATCTTCAGGTAGTCGTCGTAGAACTTGGCGACCTCTTCGAGCCGGCCGGCGTTGAGCTTGGCCTGGGCCTCCTTGGACTTGTTGGCCGGGTCCTTGATCGCGTTCTCGAAGGCGGTCATCTTCTGGACGTAGCCGGCCTGCATCGTGTCCAGCTTGTCGCCGAGATCGAGCATCGACTGGTTGACGATGCCGTCGGCCGCGCGCCGGAGCAGCTCGCTGGTGCCCTTGACGTGGACCTTGGTCAGCTCCTCCAGCTCCTTGGTCAGCGTCTCGATCTGGGCCTGGCGCTCCTCGTCCGTGCTGCCGGTGAGGCCGCCGCGGCGCTTCTCGCGCGGGGTGTTGAGTTCGGCGATCAGCGTCTTGATCGTGTTGATCCGGTCACCGATCACCTGGACGTTCTTCTCGGTGACCAGGCCCTCGACGATCTGGCCCGAGGCCTCGGCCGTCTTGTCGCTGAACAGGCCCAGATACTCGGCGAGCAGGTAGATGCCGGCCACGGCGATGCCGATCGGGCCGGTCATCGTCGTGATCGCCAGGCCGAGGCCGCGCGCCGCCATCGCGGCGACGCCGGCGGCCTGGCTGAAGCGGTAGGCCGCCATCGTGTTCGAGTTCAGCCACCGCACCCTGCGTGTAGGCGAAGGTCACCGCGGTCAGGCCGCGCACCGCGTTGACGGCGGCGCCGCCGATCGCCAGGGCGATCGCCATGACGCCGCTGACCACCGTGCGCGACACGAAGTAGAGCATCAGCAGCTTGCCGACGGCGATGATCTGGGCGTGCCAGTCGATCATCCACTGGATCGCCGAGCGGCCGACCAGCACGAGCTGCTGGAGCGCCATGCCGAACTGGTGGCTCCACTGCATCGCCAGCGGGCTGGCGAGCAGCGTGTTGATCTCGGTCAGCGACGACTTGACGATGCGGAAGAAGCCCTGCATGCCGCCCGAATCGGTCATCAGCCGCTGCATGTTGGTGTGGAGCAGCGCCCACTGGCCGTTGAAGGTCTGCATCTGCTGGAGGGCCGAGCCGCCGAAGGTCCGGTTCATCTCGCCGAACAGCTTGGCCAGCGCCGACTGCGCCTCAACCGATCCGGTAGAAACCTTTTTGACAAGCTCGCCCATGGACATGCCCATGCCGCGCGCCATCAGATTAATTGCATTTGGA